GTAATACTGATGCCACTACTAGTGCTTATTTGGATTTCTACGTAAAGAGTGGTGTTACTGGTGGAACGGCAGTATCTTTAACCAATGTTATCAGAATAAATGAAAGTGGATTAATACCAGTAACAACTTCTACGTTTAATTTGGGTGGAACCTCGAACAAATGGAATCATATTTACGCAGATAATATTACTGCAACTAATATTAATGCCCCAATTAGTGGAAATGCCGACACTGCAACAAAATTATTAAATGCTAGAAACTTTAGTGTTAGTGGTGATGTAACTACAGCATCTCCTGTATCTTTTGATGGTACTGCTAATGTTGATTTAGCTGTTAGTCTACCTACCATACCTGGATTAACTGCAGGTACTTATGGATCAGCAACACAAATTCCGACAATTACTGTTAATAATAAAGGAAAAGTTACTGCAGTATCTGTAAACACTTTTACTCCTGCAAACTCCCAAACTTCTGATGCATTATTAACTCAAACAAATGCTACTAATGCTAATTATTATCCAACATTTGTAAATTCCAATAATGCCGCACCAGGAACTGCAGAATCTTATTTTACTACAGATAAATTTACCATAAATCCAAGTAATGGTAATTTAGTAGTTAGTGGTACTGTTACTGCAAACTCTGATGCTAGACTGAAAGATAATGTAGAAACAATCAATGATGCTTTAAATAAAGTTTTATTATTGAGGGGAGTTGAATATGATAGAAATGATATTGAAGGTAATCCTCATCAAATTGGTGTAATTGCTCAAGAAGTTGAAGAAGTACTTCCAGAATTAATTAATGGTCAAGGAGATGAGATTAAGTCTGTTGCATATGGTAACTTTGCTGGTCTTTTTATTGAGGCATTTAAAGAGCAACAGAAGACAATTCAAGAACAAAATGCTAAAATAGATCTGTTGACCAAGCAAGTCGAGGCACTTATGGAAAAATTGGGGGGTTGACCCCTTCTGAATCATCTGCTACAATACCTGAGAATTCAACGCAAAAATTCCAAATGCAAGATGAGTACCTTACGCGGTGTGTGGTAGATCCTGCTCGCAAAACAGTTTACATCTATTCGAGTGAAGGGACGGAACAAGAACTGGTATGTGAGACCACAGATCAGTTTATGAATGTGCTAAAATTTATTCGTTCTACGGTTGATGAAGACATTCTTGCATACGCTCCTGTATGAAAACTTCTAAAAATTCATTAATTGAACCCAAGGTAAAAACTACACCAGAGAATGTAAAAGAAGCAAACGAAGCACTATTCTGTGCTAAAATGACTTTACCAGCAGCAGCAAAGCACTGTGGAATGACTCAAAAGGAAATGAAAATGACCTTTCTTGAGTATTTGAAGTATCACCCACCCACATACAAACAGTGATACGAAGACTTGACAATCAGCAGATCCTATCCTATGATTGTTAAGTCATCTTCAAGGGACTGTCGCCTATTGGTTAAGGCCCACTGCTTATAACGGTGTGAACTGAGTTCAATTCTCAGCAGTCCTACCAAAAAATGGGACGGTGGTGGAATCGGTAGACACACCAGACTTAAAATCTGTCGGGCATTGCCTGTGGGGGTTCAAGTCCCCCTCGTCCTACTGGGCATTATGCCCAACTAAGCGAGTATGGTGGAATCGGTAGACACACCAGACTTAAAATCTGTTGGGAGTAATCCCGTGGGAGTTCAAGTCTCCCTACTCGCATTTGGGAGGGAATATTAAAGGTCTCTTTTTATATAAGAGCGCCCTCCACACAAAACTAAATACTAAAAAAGGATTTGGTAGTATGAAATATAAGCTCACAAAATCTTATTGTTGGTTTGAAGTTGAATCAATGAGAAGAGTTGTGAAAATGTATTTTATAAACAATGTTCCTTTTACTTGGGATGATTTAACAGAAGAAGAAGAAAATAATATATCTTATTTTGAAGCATGGGCAAATGACTATGGAAAAATTTTTGATAATGAATATATGTTTAGAGCGTCTGGTTATTTGGTAATGGAAGAATGTCACCCATGTCTTTTTGATATGGAATTAGAAAACGAAGAACTTCTTGCTGAACTTGATTGAATTATGTTTGATGCAACTGTATATGACTATGATATTGAGAAGTACAACTTGGATCATTATATTATAAGTTGTATCCAAAAATATTACCCAACTGTTAAAGATCTTTCTATTTTACATGAGACTGTTCATCCCAAAAAAGTAGGTGAACTTGTAAAACTTGTTGGTAAAGATCTTGCAGATACCAATTTTTATTCTTTATTTGATGAATTAGTTGAAGAATATATTCTTCCGTCATTAAATACCGAAGTCCTCATACAAAAATTTGGCAATATTAGAATAACAATTCCTGATCAAGACAAAACAGGCACTGTTTTGCCATATCATCAAGGAAGATGGGTCGGTAATGGTCTTGGATTAAGAACCATTTGGGTCCCATTTACTGATGCATATTCTTCAAATTCTCTTCAAATAATTGGAATAGAAAAAAGTAGAGAAATTACAAAAAATTCTACAATAGAGAACTGGGACTATGAAAAACTTCAAAATGTTTGTATTGATAATAGTTACCCAGTAAATATAAAGAAAGGTCAATATTTATTGTTCACTCAAGAAAACATTCATGGTGGAGTTCCTAATAGAACTGGAAAAACCAGAATAAGTATAGATGTTAGAGTTTTACTTAAAAATGGTCAACCACATAGGAAGTGGCCTGGATCATATTTTAGAATTTTGGGAGATAGTAAAATATCTTCCAGAAAAGTTAGGATTGAGGAGCATGAAAATGTTGTTACTTATGCTGAATATGAAGGATTTAAGACTAGGAATATAGATCTTCACTTTCAGACACTAACTATTAAAGATTATTGTAATAGAATGGGATATACATTTCCACATCAAACTGGTGACAATGAAGGTAGAAATCATTCTTATTTGGAATATCTTTTAAATGAAAAAAAATTAGATCATATTTTGATGTTTAGTATATATTCTTTACCTGATAATTCAGAAAGACGTAAATATATTTTAAGACTTGCTTTGGACAACAAATGCAAATTGCATTTTGCAAATGAAGAGTTTGTTCTTTATGAAGAAAGTATGTTGAATAAGATAGAATATCTTAGAAATTTTACATCTGATTGGAGCAGTCCAGTTTGTTATAATTAATTTGCGATAACTAGTAGTTTTTTATGAATAAATAAATTATAATAACAGCAACTAGTGTATAAAAATGGGTCTTAGTCGCTTAGATAATTTTCTAAAGAATAGTAGAGGGGATATTCTTTATGTAGATCCCTCAAGTATTGATTCAACAGATAGTATTGAAAATCAAGGTAACTCTTTGGTTAGACCTTTTAAAACAATTCAAAGAGCATTAATTGAAGCTGCCAGATTTTCGTATCAAGTTGGACTGGATAATGATAGGTTTAGTAGAACCACTGTTATTGTTTATCCAGGTGAGCACTTAATTGATAACAGACCTGGATGGATACCCATTCATGATAATCCTGTTAGTGGAAATAATTGGTTAACTAGAGGAGGTGCTTATTCAAATGCACTTGAGGGATTTAATCTAGATACTAATTTTGATGTAAATAGTGAGAATAATTCATTATATAAAATGAATTCTGTGTATGGTGGAGTAATTATTCCTCGTGGTACATCTATTGTTGGATTAGATCTTCGTAAAACAAAAATCAGACCCAAATTTGTTCCTAACCCTCAAGACGATACGGTCGATTCAACTTGTTTGTTTAGGGTGACAGGAACTTGTTATTTCAATCAATTTACATTCTTTGATGCTGATCCAAATAGTTTAGTATATAAAGATTATGGACTAAACTTATCAGTACCAAATTATTCTCACCACAAACTAACTTGTTTTGAATATGCTGATGGTGTTAATCCTGTAGCATTTGATAATGATGATTTAAATTATAATACAACAAAAACTGATCTTGATTTATATTATGAAAAAATTGCATTAGTTTATGGTCCTTCCAGCGGGAGAGAAATTTCACCAGTATTTCCAAGTGTTGATGTTGATATTCAATCAAAAATTGATGAATATAGAATTGTTGGATCAATAGGTCAAAATATAGGGATAACCAGTATTAGATCTGGCGATGGTATTAATTCATCAAATATAATTACTGTAGATATTTTAGAACCAATTAATGGTCTTGATGTTGATACTCCTATTAGAATCGAAGGAATTCCAGCATCTGGATACAATGGATCTTTTGTTATTAGGAGTGTTGAAGATCCAACTACAATTACATATACAGTATCAAGTCCACCAGTAGATCCTTTACCAACAATTATTGCTGGATCTCCAACATTGAATATTAGTGTAGATACTGTAACTTCTGCTTCTCCATATATCTTTAACTGTTCATTGAGATCAGTTTATGGTATGAATGGTCTACATGCAGATGGATCTAAATCTGATGGATTTAGATCTATGGTTATCGCACAATTTACTGCGATCGGACTTCAAAAAGATGATAATGCTTTTGTAAAGTATAATCCTATTTCTGGTGCATATGAAGATTCTGTTAGTGTACCAAATTTACATACAAATTCTTTATCAGTATATAAACCGTCTTATGATACTTTTCATATTAAAGCATCAAATAATGCTTTCTTGCAATTAGTATCTGTCTTTTCAATTGGTTTTGGTAATCATTATATTTCCGAGAGTGGTGGTGATTTATCAATCACAAACTCAAATTCAAACTTTGGTGCAAAAGCTTTAGTATGTAAAGGATTTAGAAAAGATGCATTTCCTAGAGATGATGCTGGATATATCACACATATCTTACCACCACAGGCAATAAATTCCCAAGAAATTACGGTTGAATATGGTGCTATCGATGTTGAGACTACTATAGCACAACTTAATAATACTAGATTGTATCTTTATAATGAATTAAATCGAGACATACCTCCAAAATCTGTTATTGAGGGATATCGAATAGGTTCTAAATTTGATGATAGACTAAAAGTTGTAATTAATAATCAAGAAAAATCTGCATCTATTATAATGCCAGACACACAGGGTTCTGGTATATATGAGTGTTCTTCTTTTAAAATAGCAACTGTTGGAAGAACTAATATTGGTATTAATAGCATAAGTTCAAATATTCTTACTTTAACAGAACCACATTTATTTGAATCTGGTGAAACCATTCGTATTTTTAGTGATGATGGTGAACTTCCAGACGGAATTTCAAATAATAATGTATATTATGCTATCACTTCTGGTATCAATAATGATCAAATTAAATTGGCAAGAACACTTGACGATAGTGTTAGTGAAAGTGCAGTAACTGTCAATAATAAAGGTGGAATTTTAACAATAGAATCTAGAGTTTCTGATAAAAAGTCTGGAGATATTGGACATCCAGTTCAATATGATGAGTCTGTAGGTCAATGGTATATTACAGTAAGTTCTGTAAATAATGATATCTATAGTACAATTACCAGTTTAGGTTTTCCTTCTTTAGGAAAGGCAACATCAAAAACTTATATATCTAGAACACCAGATAATAGATCTCTAGATAGTAAAATTTATAAAGTTAGATATGTAATACCAAAAGATAGTACTGTTATTTCTAGACCTCCAGAAGATTCATTTGTATTGCAAGAATCCAATACAACTAGTGGATTTAGTGACTCTGAAGTTGCAAAATTCATGAATATTAGTGCTGTAACGTTATCTAATACTTCTGAACTTAGAAATCCAAGATTCATTAGTAATGCAATTCATAATCCTGCCGTTGGAATTGCGACAATATTTACTGATACTGCTCACCAGTTGTCAATTGGATCAAAAGTAGAAATTAAAAATGTTATTTCATCAAATAATATAACTGGAATTGCCAATACTGGATATAATGGCATTTATGATGTTTTAGATACACCAACAAGAAAATCTTTTAGTATTGGAATAACGACTAGTACTGGAATTTTTAGGTCAAATATCAATATAAGAAATCTTGATTTGCCTATTTTTAAGAGAAAAGAATTAGATAAAACTTTTTGGATTTATAAAACTGAAGAAATTCAAGATTATATTCCAAATTCTAGGGACGGTGTATATCATTTAACTATAATTGATTCATCAAGTTCTCCTACAGTAAATCCATTTACAGATCTAAAGTTTTCTCAGCCATTAAAGAATTTATATCCACAACTTGATAGAGATAATCCAGAAAATAATCCAAATAAAACTAGAACTTTTGCTTTACCTACTCCAATTGGACTAACTGAAATTGATAATCCTCAGAACAGTTTAACTAGAGAAGTTATTGAAAACACTATTAGTAGTTTTAATTATAATATTGGTATTCTTGATATACATTCACAAACTGGAAGTTCTCATACTATTACAACAAAACCAGATCATGGTTTGAATCGTGTTACTAAAGTATCTATTATCAATCCTGGAATTAACTATGGTGATGGGTCTGGAGGAGTTCAGGTATTATATAATGCTTCCTTAATTGGAGCTGCTGGATCTGTCGTTGGTAAACATGCAACAGCAAATGTTGAGGTAGATGTAAATGGAAGCATTACTAATGTCAAAATAGTTGACGGTGGATCTGCATATGGGATTGGTAATACCCTTACAGTAGTTGGTGTTGGAACTACGACTGGTTGGGTTGCTGGATATGTCGTAGTTGATCAAATATACGATAATACTGGAGATGTGCTTAAATTATCGGGATTAAGAGATTCTAGGTTCGGTGAATATAATAATCTTTATAGAATTACTAATATAAATGTTGGTGATGATCATAATATAACAGTCTCTTCTGCATCTACGATTTACTCACACCCAGCATATGGTCAAAGGGAAGTTATAAGTGGAGTTAATACTGATGGATTGATTAATATTAATACTTCAATCCTTTCTGATGTTACTTTATATTTAACTGGACAATCTATTGGAATTAATTCTACTTTTTATAATAATATAACTGGAATTACTACGATAACAACAAATAATTCTCATGGATTATTGGTTGGTAATAAAATCGTTGTAAGTGATGTACCAGGTATAGACCAGTATAATAAAACATATTATGTTAGGAATGTAATTAATAACAATACTATCGATGTTTTTTCTGGAGCAGGAGTTACTTCACTATTACCAGCTTCTGGTGGATACATTTATCCTGTAGGATTTGATGATCAACAAGACATTATTGATATTGATAAAGAATATGATTCGTCTAGACTTGTTGCCAGATATGCTGGTATAACTACTACTTCAACTACTTTATTGGGTGACCCTGCAATTAACACTATTGCGGTTACTAACGCAACTCATAGAGGTTGGGAAGTTGGTGACTATATCATTGTTAATAAAGAGATAATGCGTATTAATCAAAGTGTCATAAATGACACTTCTTTGAGCGTATTCCGTGGACTTTTTGGAACAAGAAAAGACATTCATCCAGCTGGATCTGTAATAAGAAGGGTTAAATTTATACCAACTGAACTTAGAAGAAATTCTATTATTCGTGCATCTGGACATACATTTGAATATCTTGGATATGGTCCTGGTAACTACTCTACCGCATTACCTTCAAGACAAGACAGGCAGTTTAAAAATATTGAAAGAATTTTATCACAATCTTCTGCAATTAATGGTGGTACTCCATTCTATAATGGATTGGATGATAAAGGAAATGCATACACTGTAAATAAATTTACCAGTGGTTCTACTGGTACAGATTTGCTCACTAATGCTCCAATACCTACTGTTAGGGGAGAAGATATAACGAGTGATAATTCATCTGTTGGGTATGATATTTTATCTACAGAGCAATTAACTGTTAATAGAGGTATAAAAGTTGATGGTGGTAAAGATAACAATATTATCTCAGAATTTAATGGTCCAACAATCTTTAACGAAAAAGTAACCGTTAAAGATTCTATTGAGGGAAATAGTATTCTTATTCAAGGTGATCAAACAATTTCTAGAGAAATAAGTATAGGAATTGGCACACCAGAAATTGCTGGAAATATTGGTGATTCTAAAATAAATGCAGAACCAAAAGATGGTGGAACATTTGGTTGGGTATACACTGATAATAATACTTGGAATGAGTTTGGACCAATAAAAACGACTGCAGATAATTATTATGTTGGTTTATGGAGTGGAACCTTTAGAGGTGATGGATCAGGATTAGCAAATGTCTCTGATGTATGGGTTTTTGATGGTGTTGGAATCTCTACTACCACAAATGTTGGTATTGAAACGACATCTGCAAAACCTGGATACTCTCTTTATGCTGCTGGTCCTGTATTATTTGAGAATAATGTTGAATTTAGATCAGAAGCTTTAGTTTGGAATATTGAGAAAGGATGGATAGTTGAGACTGGTATCAGTACATTTAATCAGCAGGTCAATTTTAATACCTCAAATCATACAGGTGTCTCAACATTTATAAATCAAGTTATTATAAGCACTAATCCACAAATAACTGGAGGTGCTAATGAACTTGGTCAATATGTAACTTTTAGACAAACTGATCAAGCGTTAACAAATGCTTATTTGTATGGTGGAATTAACTTTGAGGGTAATGATGTTGGTAATAGTGGTGTAAGGGGTTACATTAGAGGTGCTTCTGAAGGTGCTGCTGGTCAATTTGCATTGGTCTTTGGAACTCAAGAATCTGGGGCATCTAATCCTCAAGAGAGACTTAGAATCAGTGGTGCGGGTAATGCTACCTTCTCTGGTACTGTTACTGCAAACTCTGATGAGAGACTTAAGGAGAATGTCGTTGGAATTGGTAATGCTCTAAGTAAAGTTCTTGACCTCAGAGGTGTATACTTCAACCGTGTTGGTCAACCAGAACGTGAGATTGGTCTTATTGCACAAGAGGTTGAAAATGTTCTTCCTGAACTTGTATTTGAATCTCCAGATGGAGTTAAGTCTGTTGCATATCAAAACATGGTTGCTGTTCTAATTGAGGCAATCAAAGAGCAGCAAGAGCAGATTAACGAACTCAAGGCGCGATTGGACAGTCTTTGAACTGGTCGGGGGGTTGACACCCCCCTTTTTTGTGCTGTATAGTGGGCAGGTATTAAACCAAGTTTTTTGTGAGCACTTCTCTTCTTACCAAGCAAACCGAATTCACTTCTAATAATATTAGTGAAAGTGAAATCAATACTTGGTTTTACATTTTGTATAATCATAATCTTCATTTGTTCTTTTTTGGTCAAGCAAAAGACTCTAGGAAGAATAAACGGCATAATGATACTGATTATACAAAACTTATTGGAAGTTGGAATCTTCTAGGTCATAAACATACTACTTATTGGATTGGCATTAAACAGGTAGGACATCACCTTGATAAAAAGGTTCATCCAGAAATTGAAGCATTTCCAAATTGTGAAAGTAATTCTGGATCTGGTTCTAATGAAGTTTTTATGTTGAAAGGATTTAGTTTAGAGCGTACATTGCAAGTATGCCTCAATATTGTAAACAAACTTTTTGGTGAAGCAACGTTTGAAGATGCAAAAAAACTTGTACTCAAACATTATCAAAAAGATTTTGGTATTAAAATTCGTTCTGCTTGGGAAAAACATAAACAATTTCTTCTGAATGCTAAATGTCGTTCTGGAAAGAATATTATGGTTCTCAGTCATATTGTGGATGAAAACGATAAATTGTCTATTGCATGTTCTCGTTCTGGATCTCCAGGAAAAGGTTGGGAAAATGATAAAGAATATTTTCCATCGGTTAAATTTATTAATGTTAAAGATAAGGGATGGGAACAAGAACTTGCTTATTGGATGCTTCAAGATGGTGTACAAATTGTTGTTTGGGGAACGGTTCAAAGTCTGACCAATCGTGCTGAAGAACTTTGTAAATATCATATCGATTTTATTGCAATTGATGAGGCACATATTGGTAGTCAGGCACAACAATTTACAAGTCTTTATAATAAGTTTAATGAATCTCAAAATGAAGTAATTAAACTTATTTACATTACTGGAACTGCAGATAAATTGTTCCCTTCTTTTAATAAAGAAAATAGTTTTGTATATTCTTATTGGCAAGAACAACTAGATGTTCGTAAAGGATTATTTGGTGATGAATATCGTCCTAAAATGAGGGTTCATTTTGCAAAATATGAATGTGAGGAATATAAAAAGATTTTTGGTGATGATCCAGATGCTATGGGTAACATTTTTACACTGAAAGAAAAGAAGGGTAAGGATTCTGAGTTTCTTTATGATTCTCTTGCCCGTAGTTTTGCTATGAAGTTTTACGGTCCAGAACAGTCTAAACTTCGTCTTCCTAATCGTTTGCTTCAAGGCAATTACCATATGATGTCAATGAAGGGAGTTGGTGAGTGTCATGCATTTAAAAAAATTGTAGAATGTTATATTCCAACTCTTGTAGTTACTGGTGAAACGGATGAAGATCAAAAGACAATCAATAATTTTTGTCTTCGCAATTCTAAAGCACTTATTATCACTTGTAGTGCCAATGTTCTTGGAATGACTTGTGAGTATATTGATACTGTTATCAATTGTCATGGTGGAGAGTCTAAAGAATTTTGGCAACAGTTTTCATTTCGTGGTGGATCTGGAAATCATGATTGGGATGTAATTGATTTTGATGCAGAACGAGGACTTCGTGTAATATGTGAATCTTATCAGAAAGCAACTGATACAGAACCAGAACTTTTAAACTATGATCAAAGCGATTTTATAGTTATTGATGAATGGTTGAATGGATTTAAACAACTAAATCAAGATAGGATTGAGCAAATTTTGCACAATAGTTTTGAATCTGTAAAACCCAGTTTTTCTAATATTGTAAAGGGACTTGATCTTGATGATATTGACTTTTTTGATTTTGAATTGGATTCAAATCTAACAGATATTATTTCTGAAGAAATTTTAAATGAAAATGGTGCAAATAATAAAAATTGTATTAAAAAACTGAATAACAAAAAAGAAAAATCCAATGATCCCGAAAGTCAAAAAGTAAAGACTGTTAAGGCACTTCTAGAGTCTATTCGTCTTGTTATGACTTATATTATTTCTGAAGATATTAAGGTTTATACAATTAACTCTATTATTAAAACCGAAGTTTATAAAAATATTACTGGAGATCATAATAAAATTCTTGAAAAGGTTATTGATAAAAATCCCAATAGTAAAAATGCTATTAATGAAAAAATTAGTGCATTTAGTTGCGTTATTAAAAAAAAGTTGAAGGAATCTAAGGCAAAAACCTTAGATGAGTACAGTGTATCCTTACAAACTCAAAAGAGTATTCCTATGGATCTTTTTGATTCTATGCTTGATAACTGCAATGATTTTTCTAAAGTCTATATGTTTGGTGATCCCAGCGGATCTCACACTGCCCGTCTTCTGGAGAGGAACATTAATCCAAACAATGTTACTGTGTGGGAGAGTTGCGATAGTCACCGTAATCGTGTAAAATATGTAAATGAAGATGTAAATATTGTTGATTCTCATCCAAATATGAAGTTTACTGCTATTCTTGCCAATGCCCCATATAAAGATTCTACTAAGAAGGCAAAAAATAATAAACTTTGGCCCCTTTTTGTTGAGCAACATCTTGATTTGATTGCTCCTGGTGGAGATCTGTGTGAAGTTACTCCCACGTCTGTTTTGGGTATTACAGGTAAAGGTAAGAAGTTTATGAAGTTGTTCTCTACAAAGTATAATCTAAAAATGATTGATTATACTGCAGATGATTACTTTACAGAAAGTGTTGCTATTTGTCGTTGGCATCTTACAAACGAACCTTATCAGGGTAAAACGCTTGTTATTACTCACGATGAATCTTTTATTTGGGATTTGAGGAACGGTCTTCCTTTAATTGGAGATGCTGCAATTAAGCAGAGCATTCTTAATAAAATTGCTAACTCCAGTCATCCTCGTATTCCTTTGAAAATGGGTCAAGATATTGCTAAAGAAGATCATGTACCTGATGGTAAGTATGAAATCTACCACTCATCCAAAAAAATTAAACGTACTAACATTGTTCCTACAACTGGGGATGTACTAAAGTTTGTTGCACCATTCTCTTCCACTTATAAAAAAGGAGGTGTTTTTATTACCAATGGATATGTGGGTATGCTTAATTGTTGGTGTCCTATTGCTTCGGAAGAAGAGGGGAATCGCCTCCTCAAAATTTTTGATAAAAAGATCATTCAGTTTTTTATTGATTCTTATAAAAGGAATAGTGGATTTACTGCTGCTATTAAAAATGGTGAAGTACCTGACATCACGGACTATGATAATTTGCCTGATCAATTTGGTTTTACCGAAGAAGAAGTTGAGTATTTAAAGAAGAATAATGTCATCTAAAAACAAGCATAATAAAAAACATGGATCTATATTAGATAGATCTGATGAACGCATTAAACAAACGCAGGAGGTATTTACTCCTCCTGCATTAATTGATAAGATGATTGGTGATCTTCCAGAAGAAGTTCTTAAAGATCCAAACTCAAAATTTATTGATAACTGTGCTGGTGATGGTAACTTTTTGGTGCAATTATTTAAAACACTTAAACAGTATCATACCGAACAACATATTCTCAACAATATGTTGTATGCTGTAGAATTAATGGAAGATAATCATGAAGAATTATGTAAGAGATTGGGTGTTCCAATAGATCATCCCCACTATGTCTGTACTAATGCCCTAACTTATGATTATATATTCATGAAGAAAATCACATTAGATCAATTTATGGATTGACCCGATCCCCGCGCTTGGGGGTCTTTTGCTGTATACTATGTTCAACGCACACGACCCATGACCCTGAACCTTCGACCCACACAAGAAGAAGCAAGGTCCATTATGGACCGAGTTCGTAAAGGAATCATTGTCATGCCCACTGGTGCAGGCAAATCCTTCACGATGGTTGCGGACGCACTTGAGCAACTTAAGTCTGGTCCAAAAACCATTCTTGTTGTTGCTCCCCGCATTCTTCTAGCACAACAATTGAGGGAGGACTTTATGAAGTTTCTTCCGTCTAATTGTGTACATATCTGTCACGTTCATACTGGAGAGTCTGTTTACTTCAGTACAACATCACCTAAAAAGATTGCACTTTTTAATGATGTTGCTCGTGGAGTATCTGAGTCTTGTGTAATTTTTACTACCTACAACTCTTTGAATAAAGTTGTAGATTCCAATATTCATATTGATACTGTTTATTTTGATGAATCGCACAACTCAGTCAAGAAGAACTTTTTTGATTCTACCAGGCATCTCTCTGCTAATGCTAACCGCTGCTATTTCTTCACTGCTACTCCTAAGTATTCTCACACTGTATCCAAACCTGGGATGAACAATCCCGAAGTTTACAATCAGATCATTTACAACGTCCCTGCTCCACGCCTCATTAACGACGGTTCTATCCTTCCTCCTAAGATCAATGCCATTCGTATCCCCTCTGACCGTCTGAAGGGCGAGGAGGCGGCAGAGAGGGACTGTATGACACTCCTTGATACCATCTGCAATGAGGATCATATGGAGAAGGTTCTGATTGCAGCACCAAATACAAAAGTCATGATGCGTATGCTTGCTGAGACCGACTTTATGTCAGAAGTTCAGTCTATGGGATATGACCTTCTTTGGATCACTAGCAAGCATGGTGCCTTCTTGAATGAGAACAAGATTACTCGTGAGGAGTTCTTCTCTCTAATTCAAGAATTTGGTGCAGATCCAGACAAAAAGTTTGTAGTTCTGCATTACTCTATTCTTAGTGAAGGTATCTCTGTTCCTGGTCTGACTTCTCTAATTCTTATGCGTCAGATGAATGTTATTGAAATGTGTCAGTCTGTTGGTAGGGTTATTCGCCTTCATCTTGACGATATTAAAAGGATTCAGAAAGGAACTCTTGTTCCTGGTAAACTTCAAGACTATAAAAAATCATTTGGTCTTGTTCATGTTCCTGTATATGATAATGTAGGAATCTCCACTGTTAATCGTCTTCAGGATGTTGTAGATACTGTATTTGTTGAAGGTAAACCTGCGATTAGTGTGATTAAAAAATGACGGATAAAGAACTGAAAGAAATCTACAATTTTTATAAAAACTGTAGTGAAGGTTTTGTCACAAAGGATGGATATGCTGCAGTACCTTGCGGAAAACAATTTATGATAGTATACTGTGGTGAGCAGTTAAAACTTTGTAGGAATGAATCTTCAGCGATGAACTTCATCAAAAAACATCGCTCAAAACCAAAACCTGGAACTATTTTTGTAAAATGAAAACTAAATTTATTTGCGTTTCGCCAATTAGTCCAAAAGCAAAATTAAATTTTGAACTTGAAATGCTTGGACTTCATTCATGTAGGGTAAAGCATGAAGAGAATGATTTTTATTATCTTGAATCTTTAAATAAAGAATACTATTTTACAGTAAATAAAAAAGACGATTCTAATTGGAGGATTATCCAATGAAAATTGGAACCATGACAGATCCAAGGACACTTGTGCAAATCACATGTGATCGTGAAGGACTAAAAATTATGATAGAAGCAGCAACTGCTGCCATTCAATGGTGTAATGACTATAACATGGGAGATGAATATGATACGGATATTGGTCCATATCATGAAATGAGGTATGCTCTCATGGAAAAATATGAAGAAGTTTATGGAGAATATAAATGAAAATGCCCACTAAATCTGAATTGATTCATTTAAAAATTCAAGCAGCAATGCGTGAGCACTGCTTTGATGAAGACCAGATGAAATATCTTGGAATTCGTGAGGGAGAGCATTGGTATCTCGTTGGCAATGAGCATGAAGTCCCAGTGTCGGCAATTGAAGAGTTTGAACATGAAGGGTGGGTTGATGCATAAGGAGTTTTTTGTAGACTCTAAATTTACTAAATTTTTTAATGACTATTTTACCGTTGCATGTTCTCTTGATTTTTTGAAGGAAACAAAACTCAGCTCCCTCAGTAAAAACTGCTTCGCTACAGTAAATCTTCTAAAGTATGAACAAGAAGAAATATTCTATCAAATGATAGCAGAACTTCAATTAATATGCTCAAAAATATTGGAATCTAAATTGGAGTATACTTATATACATCTTGTAGACTACACCAATGGTGGAATTATGCGTCCGCATAGCCATGAACATGCAGAAGACTTTAGCTACATTTTGTATCTAAATACATGTGCTGATGGAAACACTGTGTTAAAATACAAAAATTCCACCAAATCAGTAACTCCAATTAAAGATAAGATCTTGCTCTTTTCTTCTAAGATAGTACATAGTTCGAATTATTCGAATTCTAAAAAAGTACTTGTTGGTGGTTTAAAAATTAAGAGGGAATCTCATGGATGATAAATTACAAAAACGCCGCGATGCATTTAATCTTTTTTATGAAAGCGTTTTAAAGCCAGATCACGAACTTCGTCAATTAGCACATGAACAAGAATGCTTCTATGAGTTGATGGAATGGAGAAGTGAAGTTCTATTTCATCTAGATGGAAGGAGAAATGAAGAGTTCAACTGATTTTTTTATTAAAGAGTTTGCTATTCCATTCTACCAATCTAAAGTAATTAATTGGGAAAAAAAGAAACAATTATTGTTTAAAATATATAATAACAATGCAAACCTAACGATACAAAAATTAGAAGAACAGTATACTGATTATGATATTAGAGAAAAGAATGAATACACACCATTTATAGAATCTATCTTGTATGATGATATAAAAAAGTTCTTTGATACTCTAAATATTACTCAAACTAAAATTAAACATTCTTGGTTCCAAGCATATAATAAAGCCCATTGTCATGGAGTTCATAATCATGGATTCGGTGGATTTAGTATGGTTTGTTATATAAAATATAATCCATTAAATCACTTACCAACAACTTTTATTGCTCCATTTGTTTCTATGATTGATGGTAATGTATTGGAATATGAACCAGAGGGAGTTGATGAGGGAACAATTATCTTTTTTCCATCCGCTTTATCTCATTATGCTCCAACAAATATTAGCGAAGATCAAAGGATAATCTTATCTGCAAATTTTTAAAAAACCTATGGAAATACTTTATCCCGATGATCCAAGATCTTTTGAGTCATTTTATTTTTGTGATAATCTGATTTACAAAGCATATAATTTGCTTAGTAAATATGATATTAACAATTTATTGGATGAAATTGATAATGAGTTAGAAGTATCTGTAAACAAATGGGATATGTCTGTGGAAGCAACACATGAACTCCCAAATAGAAAATTGTGGTACAACGTAAGTTGGGCAAATTTTTTTAGATTAGTCAAATCCCACCTACAAAATTACGCTGAAATTACTAATAATTCATGGTATTCTGAACTTGAAGTACAATCTTATTGGGCAAAAAGATTCAAAGGAACAAAAATAGAAAACTATAATCAAGAGTTGTATATAAATTACGGTAATACTCATAAGCATGAACATTTTGATTTGGGAATGATATTTTATCTTAAGAATCCATCTAGAATATATGGTACTTTGATTGAAAATGAAGGTAGAGAAATTATCGTACCTGGAGATGAAAATTCTTTGTTAATACATCATTCTCATATTAATCATCAACCAGTTATGCCCCCACCAATTATAGCTGAAGATTATTATAGATGTGTTATAGTTTTAGATTTTATGCATCCATCAAAAATGGATCATTATATGCGTGGAGGTGCAGTATGATAGCACCAGATAGAATTATGATACTAAGTATAATAAGAAAAATAAGCAAACACCAAGAAAAAATTGGTTATAGTAATTTTTCTCATTTTACCAATAGTAATGTTTCTAATTTTACCAGAGATGAATTTATGTGGATGAAGAATAACAAAAAAATATATAATGATATAAAGAAAAAGTTTTTGACATATATTGGATCTCATAGATCTAGAAATCATGATTTAGAAAAAATGTTATGTAGATTGGGGTTGTCAGATAGATTAATCAGGTGATATAATAGAATCCACTAAGCACTCATTTAACGGGTTTTATGGAACATCTCAAGATAAAACCACATCATACTATATTGGTACTTAACTCATCTTATATTCCAATAAACTTTACAAGTTGGAAGAGAGCAGTAGTTTTGATTTTAAAACAAAAAGTTCAAGTTATTTCTGAAAGAGTTATTAGACTTATTAATTACATTAAAATTCCATTGAATACGTCATCAAGAGAAAAACCAACAAAAACAGCAATTTACAAAAGAGATAATAACACCTGTCAATATTGTGGTTCAAAATCAAAATTAACATTGGATCATGTAATTCCTCGTAGCAAAGGAGGTGAAGATACTTGGGAGAATCTGGTTGTTGCATGTAGTTCATGTAATGTTAAAAAAAGTGATAAATTACTTGAACACACTTCTATGAAATTAATTAGAAAACCAAGAGCACCATGGAATAAAATAACTTTTGAACTTATGAATTCAAAAGTTTCTGAGTGGAATCAATTTACTTATTAATCGAGGATTTATTAATGAGCGACTCTAAGTTTCCTTATAATTCTATGCCAGTTAGACTGGATATAAAATCTAAAAAGATAACTACAGAGATTTGTTTTTTTGCTGATATATCTCATGCTGAGAAGTACATTGCAAGGTATGGACTAACAAAAAGAGAATATAAATTATCTAAACCAAGAAAAAAGAAGAATGAATCAGTTTAATACTCCACAAATAGAATTGCATGTTACTCATGCATGTAATTTTACTTGTGAAGGTTGCTCTCATTATTCCAACCATGGACATTCTGGAAATCTAAGTTTATCAGATGCTGAAGATTGGTTGTTAAACTGGAGTCAAAGAATAAAACCAAAGTCTTTTGTAATTCTTGGAGGTGAACCAACACTTAATAAGGATTTGTGTGATATTTTATATCTTGTTCGAATGGCGTTTCCAGATCCTTATACTAAAATAGATTTAGTTTCTAATGCAAGTTTTTTACACAATCACCCAGGATTATCTGTTGCACTATTGGCAACACAAGCAAACTTAGCAATATCTATCCATAGTGTTAAGGATAAAAACTACGCTAAAAAATTTAAAAGGGGATATGAACTTGCTAAGTCATGGAGACATGATTTGGGAGTTCATGTAGAATTTTGGGATTTTACAAATAATCATTGGATACCACAATATAAAGGATATGGTAATAACATGATGCCATATGAGGACAATAATCCAAGACTAAGTTGGGAGAAGTGCATATCAAAACATGCTATACAACTTCATGAGGGTAAGCTATGGAAGTGTCCATCTTTGGCATACTTGCCAATGCAAGCTGATAAATACAAATTGGACTCAAAGTGGAACAAATATTTAAAATATAAACCACTTGATTATAATTGTACTGACGAAGAATTGCTTGAATTCTTATCAAAAGAAGATGAATCATTTTGCTCAATGTGTCCAGCAAATACTTTAGAACCATATATTAAAAAAGATCCAACATTGCCTGTTAGTTATTGGGAGAAATTGAATGAGTGAAGAGATTAAAAAAGAGCATCCAGAAATTGCTGAAGTTGAATGGATTGACGACGCATTTTATGTTGTGGAATCAAGATTTATGTGGAAAAGTGTTCGTAAAGACACGGGTAGGGATTTTATATTTGGATTAACCAAAGAGTCTGTAACTAAAGCAACAAGATGGTACTTAAAGTGTGAGCAAGATGGAACTTTAAATGAAATTAGTAAAGTAGTTGGTGATGGTATAGTAGGTGGTAAATTGTAAAGGGAGGTAGTTTATGATTACTTGGGGAATATCTGCAAATAGTCATAATGCAGCATTATCTATTTTTTTTAATGATAGATTAGTTTTTGCTAGTGAGAGTGAAAGATTTAGTAAAATAAAGAATGACCCCGATATACCAGAGTCATTAATAAATCATGCTCTTGTTTATGGAAAACCAGATTTAGTTTGTTGGTATGAAAATCCATTCAAGAAAAAGATTAGGCAAGTAATTGCAGGACAAGGATTTGGAGTCGATAATTTTAAAAAGTATTTTGATTGTAAACATAAATTCATAGATCATCACTACAGTCATGCTTGCGCTGGTCATTTTACCAGTAAATTTAATCACTCTGCTGTTGTTGTGATTGATGCTATTGGAGAATTTACTACATTAAGTATTTGGGAAGCATATAAAAAAGAGTTGCATTTAAAATATAAACTTAGATATCCAAATAGTATAGGACTTTGGTATTCTGCAATGACTCAACGTTGCGGATTTAAACCAAATGAGGAAGAATATATTTTAATGGCAATGTCTGCATTAGGCGACAAAACAAAATTGAAAGATAAGATTATTGATGAACTAATAGATTTGAATTTTAATTGCAAAAGAAATTTTCATAGAGGTTGTTTAGATTGGAGACCAGAAGAATCGATTGAAGATATTGCTGCAGCAACTCAAGAAGTTTATGAATTGCTTTTTAAACAGGTATTGACAAAGGCAAAAAAACTTGTACGTTCTGATAATCTTACTTTAGTTGGTGGTTGTGCTTTAAATTGCGTAGCAAATATTAATGCATATGATTTTTATAAAAATGTTTGGATTATTCCTGCACCAGGAGATGCTGGATCTGCGATAGGAGCAGTTCTTGCACATAAAAAGATTAAAATTGATTTTACTCCATATCTTGGATATAAGATATTACATAAAGATAATAATCAGGATATTGTTAATTACTTAATTAAACATAGAGTTTGTGGTCTTGCTAGAGGAAGAGCAGAGTTTGGACCTAGGGCTTTAGGTGCTAGAAGTTTACTTGGTGATCCTACTTTTAAAAATATAAAAAATGTTGTGAATGGGATAAAGAAAAGAGAATCATTTAGACCATTCTCACCAGTAGTACCAATTGAATATGCATCTAAGTATTTTGATATGCATAGTGATATGGTTGAAAGTCCTTATATGCAATACGCTGTAAAGTGCAAGATGCCAGAACTTTTGCCTGGAGTTATTCATGTTGATGGAACTAGTAGAGTTCAAACTGTGAGAAAGTCTGATGCTCCAAGGCTACATGAACTCCTTTTACGTTGGGGCAAGGCAACAGGACATCCAGTTCTTTTGAATACTAGTTTAAACATTAAGGGAGAACCAATATTAAATGATGAAGATGATTGTATAAGATGGTCAAAGCAAAATAAAGTAAAGATATTCTCATGAAAAATATAGAGGATTTAAAATTCTTTCCGATAGAAGATAAGGTTGAAGATGCAAATTGGTTTGATCAGGATAGTAAAGCATTATACAAAAAGAATTTAAAGTCTCAACCAACAGATTGGATTTATAGGAATAAAGTAGTCAGATACTTTACAAATTCTCATGGGTATAGGACTAAAGAATTTAAAGATATAAACTGGGCAAAATCAATAGTTATATTTGGTTGTTCTCATGTTTTTGGTGTTGGAGTATCTGAAGATGAGACAATATCTTATCATCTTTCTGATATGGCAAAAGTAAATGTTGTAAATATGGGAGTTCCTGGTTCTTCTCCAATGTTTTCTTTACATAATTCTTTAATGATGTTGGAGTCTTTACCTAATCCTATTGGTATTGTTTTTGGTTGGTCTTCTTATTTAAGATGCCCATTATATTTGAACGACAAGGTAGTTCATTGTGGTAGTTGGAATGAAGACATTGCTAGTTTGGGTAAGTCTTGGAGATTATTTGATTCTCATGCAGAGTCTTTTTTAAAATTAACTAGAATCAATGCAATACAATTATGGAATAAGATAAGGTACTACGATTTTACATTATTTCCATCAAATAAGAATATAATACCAGAGTGTAAATTCATTAAGAAAGTTGATTCTGCAAGGGACTGTGTTCATTCTGGAACTGTTACAAATAAAATGATTGCAAAGTATATTGCAGAATCTATGAGTTTGTGATAAAATTGATTTGTAAATGAGGAGGATTGATGACTACAAGGCAATTTGTAACTAAGTCTGGTGATACTTGGGAATGGGAAGAAACCCCAGAGACTATTGAAGCATTGAAGCAACTACACGAATCTGTAATTAACGCAAATGAACAACAAACCACTGAAAGTTGAAGAAGTAAGAGAGGCATCAACACAATTTTTTGATCTATATAAGATTGTATATGATGATCTAAAATTCTATCATTCGGACGTAAAAGGAGAAGAAGTTCTTAAAGCAATGGAACAAATTTGTGGATTAGCACAGAAACTTCGAATTCAAAAACAAATAGAAAACCAACCATTTGGATTTAATAAAAAACAAAATGAAGAATAAAATAAAAAGAATTTTGAACAGAATTAGAAATTTTGTTCAAAGACTTAAGAATAAAAATAGAGACCCTTACATCTATAGGTAAAATGTACGAATCTTTGAATTGCTTTGAAGAAGCACTAAAACACTTTGGCACTAGAGTTGATATGATTATTGCTATGGAAATGTCCCGTAGGATTACTCCAGAAGAATCATATCAACAAATTAAATCAGAATTGAAGGAACTTAAAAAGTGTCGTAAAATGTATAAAAAAGAAGGGCAATGCTCTGAAAATTCAGTTAACTTGGATTCTGATAAGTCTGAATACTACTGGCAACCTGATAGAAATAAAACATATGATCAAATGATTGCTGATGGATGGACTATGACTGATGATGGGTTCTGGGTTAAAGAATAATACCAAACATAAATAGGTATTATTAAAGTTTATTATTTAAAAGATGGCTGCAATATTAACGTCTACAGGAATAGCATTTCCTGATGGTACGTCATTAACTTCAAAATATGATGTAATACCTCAGAGTACTGTAGGGGTGTTTTTTCAAGCATCTGCTCCAACGGGATGGACTCAAAATACATCTTATAATGATAGGGCATTGCGAGTTGTTAGTGGAACTGGTGGTGGATTTGGTGGCGCCACAGTATTTTCTTCAATATTTCCCAACACTGCTAGATCAGTTAGTGTTGGGTTTAGTGCTATAGTTCCAGTTAGTGGAACAGTTGGAGGTCATACTCTTTCTGTAACTGAAATTCCAGACCACACTCATAATTCATTGACTGGTGGAACTGCTAGTGCAGCGTCAGGAGCTAGCACATTTAGATTATCGGGAACAAATGCAACTGGTGGAGTTATATCACCAACAGGATTGGGTCAATCTCACGATCACCCCTTCTCTGGAGAAATAAATTTTACCACAACTGGTACTGGTACTATTAATATGAATTTGCAGTACATCGACGTAATTATTTGCAGTTTCAATTGATACTATCATGGCAAGACTACTAAGCACTGGAATACAATTTGATATTGCAGATCCTAATAATGTTATCAATAGTTACTATTGGTTATATCCAGCAGGAACTAGAAAAATATTCTATCAAGCATCTGCTCCAAGTGGTTGGACGCAAGTAACTAGTGCAACTGCTCCAGGACCAGTTTTTACCAATGTTAATGACCTTGCATTGCGAGTAGTAAATAGTACAACTACTGGGGGTAGTTGGGGAACTGGTGGAACCCAAGGAGCAACTGGTGCAAATTTCACCACATTACTTGGTGGAACCTCTCCAAACATATCTTTGAGTTATAGTGGAACGTTTCCTGTAAGTATTCCTAATCCACTTGCTGCTATTATTGGTAATACAACTCTCAGCATAAATCAAATTCCAAACCATACTCATACAGGAACAATTGCAGGAGTTAATGGTGCCAATGCTACACCATTCAGTAATGCTGGAGCAAGAGTTGTTACTGGATCTGATGCAACAGGTGGAATGATAGAGTCTACTGGAGGTGGTGCTCATCGTCACCCATTTAGTGGAAGTGTTACTTTTACTAATGTTGGAGCTACTGGTAATATTAACATGGAGGTGCAATATATTGACGTTATACTTTGCTCATTAGACTAAATACTGTTATAATTTTATTGAATTGATTTTAAAAATATGGCACAGATCAAATCAGGTGACTTTTGCCCTTTAATTCAAGACAAATGCAAAGGCATTGAGTGTTCTTGGTATACTCAAATTAGGGGTGTAAATCCTAATACTGGAGAACCAGTTGATGAGTGGCAATGTGCAATTAATTGGTTACCAATGCTTATGATTGAGAATTCTCAGCAGCAAAGATCTACAAGTTCTGCTGTTGAATCTTTTAGAAATGAGATGGTAAAAGCAAACGAAAATAATATTAATATGTTGTCTGCTGCAGCACAAATGCTTCAAAATGCACAAGATTATAAAATACTTAAAGCAAACGTAGAAGAGGTCTCTGATCAATGAAAAAGTTCACTTTAATTGAAGCGGATAGATATATCAGTATTGATGGTGTGGGCATATTCTTCCCAGAAGATAAGTGGCCTTTTGCAGATATTGAGCATCTTTGGGCAATTCAATGGAAAGATAATGGAACACCTGAAGGAACTGGTGAAGTTGAATATGATTCTCCAGTTCCAAATACTCCTGCAACTAGAGATATGATCACACGTTACGTTGATCATTTTAATGAAGAATATAATCTACAACTTGAAATAAAGAGAAGACAAGAAGAAGAAGAATTAAATAATGTTGGTTCCTGGCAACAAGTGATGCAAGATCTTGAAGAAAGAATGGAATCAATGCAGCAGAGGCATGAAGAATCCTTAACACAAGCAAGATTAGACGCCGATAGGCAAGTTGAAGAAGCACATAAAAGAATAGCAGAAGCGCACGAAAGTTTATTCTACTCTGTACCAAAAGTTGAGGAAGTAAATGATGAAAACGAAGTTGTTTTTGAAGATGAAACTAGTCCAAGTTTAGTTGTTTTTGATGCAGCAATTGATCCTTCTATCTTTGAAGATTCTATTGAAGAAGAAGAGTTGACAGAAGAATTAGATATCGAAGATGATATACTAACAGAAAATTTTGCTGGTGTTGACTTGTCTTTACTTGAGGATGATTTTAAGTTAGAATTACTTTTTGACGATGATCCAACGGAGCAAATAGTTCCTGAAATTGAAGAATTGATTTCAGATTCTTCAGATGAAAATGTACCAAACGCTGAAATTCCTGATTAAATATGAACCAACAATTGATTGACAAAAACTACTTAGTTATTCCTAATTTTATATCATCAGAACGAGCAAAAGAATTAGCAAAAGAGTTTAAACACTATAGTGATACTCATAATCTTGAGGATGATCCCCAAGTTCATGGTTGTGTATCAAAGTTTGATCATATACCATTTGTACAATTACTTGTAGAAAAGAATACTCAAGTTGGACAATTAGTGGGGGAGCAAGTTCTTCCTACATATTCCTATGCAAGGATATACCAAAATGGTAATGTGCTAGATGGTCATCTTGATAAGGGTGAGTGTGAAATATCTTTGACATTGAACCTTGATTGTGACAAACCTTGGGATATTTGGATTGAATCTCCAGATAATGCAAAAACATATGTTACCTTAAATCCTGGAGATGCAATGGTTTATTTGGGAACTATTGCTAGACATGGTAGAGATCCTTTTGATGGTGAATATTGCACTCAACTATTCTTGCATTATGTTAATGTCAATGGACCACATAAGTTAAAGTATTTTTGCAAACAAAACACATACGTTGAAGATGCAACTAAACCACCACAAAAAGAAGAACCACCAGAGAAAACAATAGTATTTACAAGTACAAATCCACTTGCTGACTTTATTAGGGTGTATGATAACATTCTTACAAAAGAGGAATGTGATAATATTATCAAAGAGTACTGTAATAGTGAAGAGTGGACAACTGCACTAGTAGGAGCTGGTCAAGAATCTACTGCAGTAAGAAATTGTGATATTTTACATATATCACAACCAGATGTAATATCAAATAATCAAGAGATTAGAAAAAACATTGATGATTTGCTGTTTCGTAAATCATTTGTTGCAGCAAAAAAATATGTTGAAGAATTCTCAACTCTATCATTAGAATCTGATAGTGGATATGATTTATTGAGATATAATGTTGGTGGATTCTATCGTCAACATACTGATAGTTATAAAGCAAATCCAAGAACTCTGTCCATGTCAATCAATCTAAATGATGATTATATCGGTGGTGAGATGGCATTTTTTGATAGAGATATTCAAATTAGAACAGAGCCAGGATCTATAATAGTATTCCCCTCAAACTTCATGTATCCACACGAGATAATGAAGGTTATTGAAGGTGTTAGATACTCTATCGTTACTTGGTTTATTTAAACTTAACTTTTAATTACTATGGCATTATCAAAATCAGTAGAAGACTCACTTAAAGAAGCAGAGCAATCACTTCGCAATGCACTTGCTTTTGCCGCTAGACAAGAAAGACCAATGGTATGTACCTGCATATCAGATATGATTCAAAAAATTGATAGCGTAATTCATGTTGATTCTATTCTTGATCAACTTGAAAATAGGAAAGAAGGTGATCGTGGTACTTGGGGACCAACAATAGATTAAATAGTAAATAAAGTAAAACATAAAGCAAAATGAACTCAAATGTTCTCAATAAATCTGGTTTGCTTTGTTTGAAGTTAACTTCACACTATAGAAATCAAACTAAGTTTATATTAACTAGAAAGGAACAAGCAGAAGGTGAGACCCTTGAGGTTAAATTAAGGAAGAGACAACTCAATAAGAATCTTGATTTGGGTTCATTTTTGCTTGATACTAGTGGTAAAAAATACTATAGAATATATCAGTACAATGAAGATGGTAATATTTTACATGCCATCATAGATAGTATCACGGGAACAGTGTATAAACCAAGATCTAATGGTTATCCAAATAAGGATCTGTCATGGGATATTGATGAATGTATAAGAGTTGCTGATTGGAAGGGGTATTACCTCAACGCCAATCCCGCGATATAATTACAAGGTCTCATCAAAAACAATCATGCCTTACCCCCTTGGTATTGACAATCCTATTGTCGTCCGTGGAGTAGTTGGAAGCAGTCGCTGGGCACTGTACTGGAAGGAAGACTGGATCAAGATTGGCACCTTCTCTAATGAACATCTTGCATATGGTGCTCGTCGTGCCATTCTGCGTGGTTTGGGGTATGACGCCTGAATAACTGGCACACAAGGGTCTCCAGTCACCTGTAGACCCTTTATTATTAGATCAGTTCAGACACCCATCATGTCTACTACCACCTTCGCTGACTTCAAAGCAGAACAAGACGCCCGCAACACCATCCACCTCAACATCGTCAAGTATTGCCTGATGCTGTGTGATGCTCTCACTCAAGTTGCTCCTACTTCTGTTGGGTACAATTACGGTTATGAACTTGATAGTTCTGGTCGTAAGTATCACAAAATCTACATGACCATCAACGGTCGTCGTGACAGCATCCATGCTTTCATTGACAAGAAAAATGGTTATGTGTACAAACCTGCCAGTGTAAAAGCGCCTGCTAAAGGTGTTCGTTACAATCTCATGATCATCAGCGAGCGCGAAGAGATGCTTGAGAAGTGTGATTGGGCGGGTGGTTACCTTTACATGCGATGATATATTTTCTTATTATAAGTGCTGGCGTTGCATGGGCAATGCTGGCACTGTTCTCTCCCTGGTTTAATCATTTAGATGACACTGAAAAGTTTTAATTAACATGCCAACATTTGAAGCATCTATTAAGACAGTCCCGACTGGAACTGATTTTAAAGTCACAACCGAAGCAGGAAGCATTGGTACAGCAAGGCAACAAATTGAAAAACTTTATGATCCTATCTACATTCGTAATCTTAGGGAGGTGGGTGGAGGTTCTTCACTCACTGATGCTGGAGACGTTGGTGGATGGGTAGTCATTGGTAGTATTGTATTTGTACTCTGGTTAATTGTGGAGTATTGGTGGATTATTTTACCAATTGCTGTAATCTGTTTAATTGCATGGTTGTATAGCATTTTTTCAAAATGACAAGAACCGACAAACTTATCTTTGTGGGATCATTTATTTGGTTTATGCATTGGGGA